CTTTTTCACCAATCAGAACGAGAGCGTCAACAATATCATTTACATGAGTGAAATTTCTTTGTTGTGTTCCTGGTGATACAACTGGTAGGAGTTGTTTCTCTTCCATCAGTCTGGCATATTTTGCAATTAGTGTTGCGTATTTTCCATCTTGTATTTCTCTAGGTCCATAGACATTATAAAAATATGTGATTGCATAGTCAATACCAAACCATTCAGCATACATTTTTACAAGTTCGGTATTTTTGGCTTTTGACCAGGCATAAGGACTCATTACATAATCCTTATCATCACGGTCTGCAAATTTGGTACTTGAACCAGAATAAACTAGTTTGGCATTCCACGCACGGACACATTCCAATACACGAGTTGTACCTTCAATATTAAATTTGTGTACAAGTTCAATATCTTCAAATGATTGCTCGACACGAGAATACTCACCCAAATGATATACAATATCCCAACCACCTTCGCCAAAATCTGGTGTCAAGTTTGTAGTACAATCTTGAACATACATAACATCGCGAACATGATTTTCCATTGAGCCGGTAAAATAATTGTCTAACGATGTGACATTGTGACCTTCAGCAACAAGTCTTTCGGCCAAATGAGAGCCAACAAAACCCGCGCCACCTGTAATTAATATTTTAGCCATGTATTGATTTTCTTCCTGTTGGGAATTCGTCTTTTGAGAACTCTGGGTCAGCATATTCTTCATCTGTATTCCAGTTTCTCATAAGTTCCATTCCGTAATTATCTACTGTGTTTATAATTGGTACATCTTTCTTTAATATAAGAGGATTCTGTCTAGCAGGAAATCCATCTTTATTTTTAATTGCGTCTAAATCAACATGGTGATGTACACGACCATATCGTTCGACCAGTGTTACACAATCTGGGTGCATCTCTTTGAGCATTCTTGATTTATTATATGCCGGGTCATTTTCAGAATCAACATTATAATCTTCATAAACCTCAGTTGTGTTACCACCTTTTACTGTTCCGGTTCTAAGTTTACCTTGAACAAATGCATAGAAAAGCATTGTACATAAACCTTCTTTGAGAACACGAATACTTAAATCCACATCTTCATTAAACTTACCTCTCCATTTATGTGGGCAAGAATTTTGAATTAGAATACAGGACATCATTCTTGTATTTAGTATAAATGGCTGATATGGGCATGGGTCAACAACAAAGAATTTATATTGAAAAGAGGCAAGAGCTACATTTTCATATCTGTCGACAAAATCTTCGGTTGCCCTAAAAATACCTGAGCCATTTTGAACTCGATATCTTTTATTGTTATGTAGTCGAACAAACCCATCAATGTTATCGTCCATCAACCAATGTCTTTCGTGACCATTTGCTTGTGAATGTTCCCAACACCAGTTACGAGCAGGTCCTGAACCTTTACCGTGATTGCTGAAAGGAAGCTTTAAAACTGTTCCAAATTCTGCTGGTGTATTCTCTACATATAAATCATACTCTTGAGGCTCAACAGCAACATAATATTTGATGCCCATTCTTTCAAGAGTCTTTGCAGTATGTCGAGTATCCCAACGACCTTTACTGATAATATAGATTGGATATTTTGGTTGTTGAAAATTATCTTTTTCTACATATCTGTTTGTCATATTTTCCTCTCGTTCCCTATGAGGATAATATACAACATTTGTTCTGTGTGTCAAATTGTATTCCATTTTGTCGGAGAAATGTTTTCGGTCTTCTTCCGACTTAAACTTGATAGCAATTTGTTTAAACACATCCTTTTTGATTGCTTTAAAAGAAGGCATACCAGCAGCATACCACTGCGCATATTGATTACGCCACTCTTTTTGTAATTGTTCTTGTGTTTTAACTGGAGTATACATTATAATAAATCCAATATGCCATTTTCTTCACGGCCTGCTTTATAAACAACATCTTTTAATTTTGGCATAGGCTTTTCGTCAATTGCCAACATGAAGTTAATATAATCTTGTTCTGTTTCAAAGTTTACATAAAGAGTTTGCCAAGGTTCAGGAAACTCTGGGTCAGCTTGTTTACGATTTACAGTAGGTTTGTACTCTTGTTTTTCTCCACCTAGAAAAGTATCCAAGGTATCTGTAATATTATCTTGCGATACATAACCAACTAGGTCTTCGTATTCTGCTGCTGTATCTTTTGTATAATCTTTTAAATTTTTATCACTCATAATAAATCACCTCTGACATATATTTAGTAAATTATTCATCAATCGGTTTTCGTATCCAATCCTTAAATCTTTCGGTATCAGACTTACATCTGTATGTAACAGCATCTTTTGTGACACCGTATTTTTCACTTACTTCCGATATAGATTCGTATGTTTCACCTTCAATGATATAATCGTATGTTCTGTTTGGAGTAGGATCCCAGGGTAGTAATTCTATCCCTGCCGATTCATACATGTCTCTCCAATTTTGCAAATGGTTCCACCTTCTCAACTCCATATTTTCTTGTGGGGTTGTATAATGGCCACGACATCTTGATTCGATTAATTTTGTAAGAAATTTGTTACTCTTACCACGTTTCCATGCTTCCCAAATATCGTATACGGAATCTTTTCTACCGTAAAAATGCTCATAGCAAGGTGCCTTCCAGGGTAATCCTTTAGCTCTTCTCATTTCTAATACTTCTAATGCTTTCTTAGAAATATATTTTACTGGTGGATTTTTACCTTGGAATAGGACATTACCCAGGATACTGAGTCCGTCTTTTTGTAATTCCTCTGTTTTATTTAATCTTTCCGACTCAAATATTGTGAGAAACACCTCTAGAACATTTTCGTATTTCATAATATTGCGATGTATTTAAATATTTAGTATAGTATAACATATTTTTGAGTATTTGTCAACCCCTATTTTGGAAATCCTTCTTGTACGAATTTTCCAATTGTTTCAATTTGTTCATCAGATAACATTGCTGCCTGACTCCACATTAAAGCAGATTGAGAACCAATTTGGCCTCTATTTTTATAAATGGTCAGTTTGTTAATAATATCATCTGAGGATTGACCGGCTAACATTGGCCCGACACCGCCACCACCATCTGCTCCATGGCATGCGGCACAACCAGCCCATAATGATCTGATACCTGAGAAAGCATCAGTTGCGGCCAAAGCCTGTTTTCTTTGTTCAATTTCTGCTGGTGTTCCATTCACAGCAACATACTCTTCATAGCATTCATCAGTACATGCTTGAACACGGCTCACGCCAGTATATTCTAGGTCTGGATAAATTGTAAATCCAAAAAATAAAGCAATGACAGCTGTTGCTAATAATGCTTTACCTAACTCACCCATTAAAGTGTTCTACCAATCCTTGGTAGCCTCCTTCAACAAGAGTATCATTTACTGTAATTTGAGGAAAAGTTCTTGCGTTTGGAAACTTATCAAAGAATTCATTTGCAGTATAATCCTCATTTAATGAAAGGTACTTGTATTCAACGCCTTTCTGTTCACATAGGTTTTTAGCCATTGTGCAATAACCACATGCTGGCTTTCCATATATTTCTATCATAATAAAGTCCTATTTAATAATACTTAGGCCTTCTGTTGGTATTTCAATGCCTGAAGTCATTTTTACTATTTGTGCTTTAAGTTGGTCACCAGGATTTGTAATAAACATTACATGATTTCTGTTCACAACTACATCACCTCCGTCGCCGTAAGGTACAAAAGGAATCATTCCCATTTTACCTTCACCAGCTGGGACCAAAAGAATACCATCTATAATTGCTACGGTATCTTCTGTTTCTTTAATTCGGCCTACAACTTCTTCACCGGTTGAAAGCCTTACTATTTTAATATCATTTGAGCTCATTTTTTTCTCCTAAACGGTTATTATAACATAAATTTTATGATTTGTCAATACTTTTAAAAAGTGTCTCTGGGCAAAAGTCCTCTGGTATGATTGGATCTTGGTCAAAGATTACTTCTCTATTATACCTATCAAATGGTTTATCCTCAAAGTAATCTTCCAAACACACAATTTCCCCAGGGTATTGTTGATATATCTCTGCCATAAGCTTATACTTGTCTATAAGTTGATTTACAAGCAACCAAGATCTTAAATGCCAATTTAGATGAGATTCGTCCTTTATAGAAACTTCATGTACGACCTTTTTGCCCTTACCTAAAGTTCCCAGATGGATTTCTCTTTGTCTAATTTCATCATTTGGTGGTCGTTTACCATAACTTTCAGTGAAGCCTGTGCCACCAAAATCACCGATACGTCTTACAGCAATCCAACTTTTACATTGAGCCATAAAATCTCTACGATACAGGTAATAAATCTTATCTACATTCTGCATCAGCTTATCAAAATTTGCTTCTATATTTTCTAATTGGTGAGGCATATATTTTAAACAACAAGGGAAATTATTTTCAAGTTGGTGAATGAATAGTTCCTCAGAAGTTCTCCAATCTCGTTCATCGTCGGTCATATTTACTTTTGAATTTACAATTTCCACATTAGACATAGCTTGGCCTATACCATAAGGTCTGGGCCTGGAAAACATTTCCCCTTTATAAGGAACATCATATTCTTGTGCTTTGTGAAGCGTAAATGCAGTGCTTCCTGCTCTAAAATTTGTTACTATTAAGATTTTCATTATGTAAAGAAATCCTCGATTGTGTTTATTTTTTCTGATGACCAACCAAGAGCATCTAGAATGCCTTCGATTGGTGTTAGGAAAACTTTGTTGAACTGTGTGTCGTAGTCAATATATTTAGTAAGTTCCATTTCCTTTGGCAAAACTCCAGGGAAACTGATAACATTTTGCTGAATTGGATTTGGCATTTTAAGATAAATCAATTTCACTTTGTCACCGGATTGGATTGACACATACTTTTTATTAAGTTTTTTCTGTGCCAAGTGGTGATTATAAAGTATCGCGCCTCGAACATGAATTGGGCAACCTTTACGGAAAAGCATTGCCTTGTCTTTATATTTTTCGATGTCGTCTGTGCCAGATGTTTTAGCAATGTCTTCTACCGGTAATGACTTGAATTCGTCTTTGAAGTCCTTAATGAAGTTTTGAGTATCCTCTTCGGTACCATTCATAATTACATTGAATGCCTCTTTCATTTTCTCTCGGCAAATTTCAGGCGTAGATGAACGAACACTTTCAAGACCAGTCACAGATATCTTAGGTGTATCATAATGTACACCTTCGGAATTAAGTGCATTGAGAATATACCTTTTCTTCGCAACAAAGATTGCACGGTCGGTAATTTTTTCTCGTTTCATCACCATCGCATTTCGATATGCACCCATTTTGGTTTTGAGATCATCATAGCCATTTTCGATAATTTGTTCAATTTTTGTAGAACAAACTTTGTCTAGGAACTCTTCGCCTTTATTACGGTCAATATCAGTTGTACCAAATACCTCTTGTATTAATGAGCCAAAGTTCACATAGATAGAATCAGTGTCGATATAAATGACATAATCAACATCTTTTGTGCCAAGCGTTTTGTTCAAGTAATTATTGACAGATTTCTGAGCGTATCGGATTGATAATTGGCCAGATGTTGTAATTGCCTCTGCCATTTCTGCGATATAATATAAAAAGTATTTGTTGGCAGTTGCGCCATACAAACTGTTCATTGCAATTTTAATTGACATTTGAGAATTGTGAAGTTGATTCATTTCTCGTCTGAGTCGTTTCTTCTCAGTATTGTCAACCTCTACCTCAAGTTGTTGTTCTACCGCAAGCATCTGCTTTTTGATTGTGACACGATTACGATAGTATTCATTAATGATACCTGGAATGATACCAACCTGATTATTTCGGAAACATACACCATTTGCACAAACCGATACAGATGGATCATCATTTTGATATTCGCCATTTAATACCATGTCCTGAGTGACATATTCACGTCTATCATTGACCAAGGTCTCTGGTGACATGTTATATTGCAACATCAGGTGAGGATAAAGGGAGTTGAGATCAAAACTGACAACCCAAGGGTGCATGCCAGGAACTGGATCTTTAACATAACCACCAACTAGTGCTCCTAAATTTTCGCCGGGACCACCTTTAAGAGGTGGAACCATTTTGTCTTTCATCAATCTGCGATAGATGGTTGTTTCCCATATACCCACAGTACCAAAGGCACCTTTATAATCAACACCGCCGCCATACGCGACAGTCATAACCAATGCCAATAAACTTGTTTCCTCTTCGAGTCGAGTAATTAAGTGTGTATCTTTGAGATTATAGTCAAGATATAATTGTGGATTCTCGTCATAAAGAGCTGTTAGGTTTCCATATTCAGAATAATCCAATTTCTTTTCACCGAGTACAGTATATGCAATATGGTCAAGTTTATAAGATTCTTGAGGGCCGTATTTGTATCCAAACTTTTTGAAGGCGTCCATGTAATCAATGACGGTCATGCCAGAGATTTTGTATGTGGATTGAACCTTGTTGAAGACCTCATGCGAAACCTTTTTAATACTTTTCCACGGCGATAATCTTTTTGCAACATCTTCGCCAAGGAGACGAATAATTCGAGTCACAATGTACTGTATGTCAAAGTATTCCACATTCCAACCAGTCACAATGTCTGGATAATCTGCACACCATAACTCTACAAAGTAGCGAAGTAATTGGACTTCGTTACTGAATTGCACAAATTCGATGTCATCAGGATTTACACCACTGATTGTTTTGGTTTTATCAAAGTCCTTCATCGCAAGAAGCGTGTATTTGGAACTTCGAGAACTGTGATAAGCAATAGATGTGATTTCTTTATCTGCTTGTTCTATGTTAGCATAACCATCTCGTATGTCGACCTCGATGTCAAACGAGGCAATATTGATTTGGTTAATATCAAATAGGATTTCGTCGGGATAATTCTCTTGGATAAATTGGCAGATATAGTCTGTGCTGCCAAATATTTTCATGTTACCAACGCCTTTATACTCTTCGATAAAGTCTTTTGCTTCTCGCATATCACCAAATTTGTGAGGAGATAATTTATATTCTCCGGTCAGCGATGTATAACCTTCTTCGCCAGATTTAGGTGTATGCAGATATAGTGTTGGCTTGAATGGAACTTTGTAGGAAAATCTTTTACCATTGGCATAGCCACGATGTAAAATGTTATTGCCGAAACGTTCGACAGATGTGTAGAATGAAGTCATACTCATATTATTCCATATTGTAGGGGTACATTATAACATATTCGGTGAACAATGTCAACCGATAATTTCACTGAAGTTTTTGATCTTATCAAAGGTAATGCTGTTATCAAATTTCTCTGCAAATTGGTCGCCTCTGTGACTGATAACAAAGATATTATCATCTGCATTGAGGCCGTGTAGTGTTTCAATTAAGTTCTCAATACCAACTCCATCAAGAGCTCCATCTAGTGTTTCATCTAAGATAAGGAGATTAGTTGACACTGAGTTACGTAGTTTTGCGACTGAACGCCATGCCAACATGATGGAAAGGGTTATCCTCAACTTCTCGCCTTCCGAAAATGAAGCGTATGTGAAGTTATCTCTGAACCTAGATCTAATCACTTCATTAAACTCTTCATCAAGTTGAAAGTCAACAAAGAGATCAAATGCTGCCAAATACTTATTAATCAGTTTATTCATCACTGGGATATATTGACTGATAATTCTGGCCTTGATTCCACCATCCTTTAATATAGTTGATACAACACTTAGTATCTCGTGCTCTTTTATTAACTCTTCAGCCTTTGATTTCTTGATGTTGAGATCTTCTTGTAAGGCTTCAAGTTTTGATGTATCAACTTCTTCGACTTCACGTTCCGCCGATTCAAGTTCCGTTTTAAATGTAATGAGGGCATTTTTAGCCATTTTAATCTCTGCTCTAATCTCAGAAATTTCAAAGTTCTTGTTTTGGATTTTTTCTTCAACTTCACCGATGGCGTCAAGTCTTTCTTGATAGCTGGTAATTTTCTCAGTAATGTCAACCAAACCAGTTTCGAGCTCTTGAAGTTTAGCATTCGCTCCAGCAACCACTTTCTCTTTAAAGTCATGTTCGATTCCTTGTTTACAAGTTGGACAATTATCATTATCGTGATAAAAAGATAACTCTTTATCAAAATTCCTACGATTTGTTTCTATATCTTGTTTTAAAGAATTGGCTTTATCAAATTTGCCTTTTACATCTTTCTTGTCACTGATTGTTTCATAGAGAGATTTAATATCTTCGTCAACTGTGTCAATATTAGTTTGTTTACTTTCGATGTCAGAAATGTGTTCATTCATCTTGGTACGAATTTTATCTACTTCGGTCTCTTTAATCTTACGAATTGCATCATTGTTCTCTTGAGCAGACTCAATTTTAGACTCAACAAGTTCGATATTATATTTGTTGTCATTAATTTCAGATTTATTCTCATTGATTTTATCTTTGGCCAATAGATTCATTACACTGAATACTTGAATGTCCAAAAGATCCTCAATAATTTCTCTACGTTGACCTACTCTCAATTCCATAAATGGAACATAAGTAGCAGAACCAAGGACCACAATCTGATTAAAAGATTTATAATTGATTCCTAAAATACTCTCCTCTAAGAAAGCCTGGTAATCTTTCTTTGCTGCATTTTGATTTATAAGTTGGCCGTCTTTATAAATTTCAAAAATGTTTGGCCTGATACCTCTTCGGATCATATAGTTATGACCGCCAGCAGCAAAAAAGATTTCGACTTCTAAAGCCTTTTTGTTAATACTATTGATTAATTGGCCTTTACTGATATTACGGAATGGTTTTCCATAAAGACCAAATGTGATTGCATCGAGCAATGTAGATTTACCAGAACCGTTTGAGCCACTCACCAATGTAGTTGGAGATGTATCAAATTCGATTGTTGTAAAACTGTTTCCTGTTGATAATATATTTTTGTATCTAATCTTTTTAAAATGTATTCGCATTATAGACTAAGTGCCTCATGATATAAGTCGTTCACTACTGATTTAATTCTATCCTTATCAGCTTGAGTGTCAATAGAGTCAATATACTCGCTTAAAAGTTCTGATGTGTCTTTTGTTTCATCTAGGATTTCTTCTGTGCCAAGTTCTGATAAATTGAGATTATCTTCAATTGCCTTGACATCAACGGCACCACTATCTGACATTCTATTCATAAATAGATCATAGAGGTAAGCGTTGGTACGATTTTTTACAATGACCTTAACATATGTATTCTTGAAGCGATCCACATCAAAGTTAGCTATATCATCAACCGTCCAATCGGAATCATCATAATCAATCTTGAAGAATACACGATTAGGATTTAAGATCTTTTTCATTTCACGTGTTTCTGTATCAAACACATGGAAACCTCTTTTGCCTTTATAATCGCCCCACATCATTTCATACGGCGCACCAAGGTATTCTAAATTCTTATATCTTGATGGGTGGTGAAAGTGACCTGAATAGACATCTTGGAAATGAGAGAATACACTCAAATCAAGCCCACCTCTACAGAGTTGGCCTCTCATCATTTCAAAGCCTTTCATTTCCAAGTGGCCCATTACAATGTCTGCATCAGAGTCTGCAATAAATTTTAAATTGTAATCAGCATTTTCTCTACTAATCCAAGGAAGCATTAAAAATTTTGTGCCACCTAATTCTAGATGTTCGGCTTTATCTTCATAAAGTTTAAATGTTGGATATTCTTGTAATAGCAAACTCATGCTATTCACATCATTTGTGTTACTATAATAAGTGTCGTGATTACCAATTAAGGCATGAAATTCTATGCCACGTTCTGCCAACCCATCAAAGAAAATCTTTTTGGCATTTTGTAAACTGACATAGTTGATATATTTTCTTCGGTCAAATGTGTCTCCAAGGTCAAATACTACTTTAATCTCATGTTTATCTACATAAGGAAAGAATACTTCTTGGAAAAACTTTTTTTGAACTTCGTGGAAAACACGACTATCTCCTCTGGCACCGAAATGTACATCGGTTACGATTGCGATTTTCATACTACTCCTCGGATACTGTTTGTGGTGTATCTTCTTTTTGTTTTTGTTGTGCTTCGAATTGTTTCATCATTGATAGGTAATTCATCAGTCTTGCTCTTTGTTTTTGAATTTTACCTTTCTTTTTGAGAGCTCTATCCCATTTTAAATGAGATGTTTTGTCTTTATATACTACTCCGTGTAGATGATCATATTCGTGTAGGAAACATCTTGCTCCATAGCCCGTAATTGTGCCTTCTTGTAATTCAAACTTTTCATTATACCATTTTGCTTTTACATCAGCTGGTCTTTTAATTTGTACAAAAATGTCTGGGAAACTCAAACAGCCTTCATAGTCTAGAACTTCTTCTTCAGAAACATCAATGATCTCTGGATTGATAATCATTGCTGCGGCGTCTTCTTTTTCTCCCATCACAAATAGTTTATAATTTAAACCTACTTGGCATGCGGACAAGCCTAGGCCTCTTTTTTCAACCATCAGCTTAACCATTTGCTCTTTGAGTTCAACAGGGTCAAAGCCTGGGTTTTCAATATTTACATCTTCCAATTCTTGAGTTAAAATTGGATCCGGATAGTACACTAACTTCATAATTTACCTTCTTCTCTCATTTGTTCTCGGATTTTTGTAGCCGAGATTTTGTGTATTTCTGCACCAAGGTCGTGTTCAGTGAATGTATAACCGACACCTCGGCCATAACTAATATCAACAATGTTTGGTACTTCAAGTATTAAATATTCTCGACCATTCATATACCCGTGTTCAGCTAATCCTTTTTCAATACCTTCAACAGTCTGTATCATTCCAAATGGATTATCATCTTGTACCACAGTACGACCTGCGCCTGCATCGCCGTCAAATTGAAATACATCACGTACCATTATAACAACTTGACCGGTAATGTCAAGGGCTTTTTTAAATAATTCTGTGTGACCATCGTGCCACGGTTGCCACCTACCCAACATCTGAACTGTTGGTTTCTTGTAATCGAACATGTCTTGTGGGTCTATCATTTATTTACTCCAAATTTACTGTATTTGTACCATACCCTTTCGTGGTAATAATACAAAATCATTTTTGTAGCAACTTCAAATCCTGCAATCATGCCCGCCCAGTCAACTTTTCCTGTGATTAACCAAGCGAGTATAAAAGTATCGGTTGTTGCCACTATTCTCCATGTAAGAGTTTTTGCTAAATGTCTTTTTGCGCTTACCTTTTCTGTTGCCATTTTGTAAATGCCTTTTCTAAGATTGGTTCGAGTTTTAAGTGTTCATGAGGTCTAAATGCATCGACTATGTAATCAATACCATCAACATCAGGGGCTTCAAACACTTTATTAGTATCTTCGAATCTTCCTTCTTTAATAGTATTCATCCAAATAACATAATCAGGTTCAAACTCATCTCTTGCCTTTTGAAAGGGGCAAACAAAATCTGCAATAGCAATTTTACCTGCCATAGAAACTCCATCTGCAAGATGTCTCATACGAGCTGCTTGCCTCAATCGTCCTTCATCACTGAAGTCCCAATCATTATATTTTTCTCTTACTGCATCTGCATTAATCCAGACACCTTCAACCTGCTCTGCGAGAGGTTCTGATAACGTGCTTTTTCCTGAGCCGGGTA